CCTTTGGTCCAACTAATTCGGATTGAGTTGCTTTTAGGCTATCAGGTGGAACTGGTGTTGCCTCCGATACTTTGATACCCTGGTCTGCTAACATCTTATCAAATACTTGTGATGTTTCTACTTCACCATTTTTGTCACGCGGCATCTTATCTGCTTCGGAACCCGGTTCAGGTTTACCACGGAATTGCGGCATCTGGTCACGAGGTATGTTTTTGTTGCCATCACAATATAGGTTTGTACCCGGAACACTTACCTTGCATAGATTGGTGTTTTCTGCTTTTCCTCCCGTTTCTTTTGCTTTTATAAGGTCTGCTGCAATTTTATCAATTGCCGTTACTGCTTCCTTTCTTGCTTCAGTTGGAACATCATTTACACTCTTTTTAGTAGTGTCCATATTCGGCATTAGGTCTTTTAGTTTATCACCCGTTACAGCTCCTTTTGGTGCTGATGTTTGGGTATCTTTCATTTTATCAAAAGATTTTCCCAAGTCAACTCCTGGTTTCGTTCCCTTTTCTGTATTTTTTTCAGCATCAGTTCTGAAATCTGCTGCTGCTATTTTTGTAGGTTGTGCCTTTGGTTGTTGTGGAGTTGTTGATTTTGGTTCAGGTTTTTCTTTTGGCGATGGAGTTTCTCCTGTTGGTATTTTACCACCATTAGCTGCTTTAGTTTTTTCTACTTCTGCAGGAGAAGGTTTATCATGTTTAGCAGGGTCAAATGATTTAACCATATAGACATTGCCTGTCTTTTTGTTTTTAACAATTTCTCCTTCTTCTGATAAGAGGTTTACTAATTCGTATAGTTTTCTTTCAATGTTATTCATCTCCCTTGTCCGTTATAGTTTCTTTCTCTACGATCGTGACGATTGAAAGACTTTTTAGCCTTACCACTTTTTCTTTTACCGAAATTAACTTTTGTTGCTACAGATGAACCCTTTGCTTTTGCCATTTTTTATTCTCGATTTACTTTACTTTACTTTAACCTTCTGATTTTTTCTTTGTTGCTTTTGGTTTTTTTGCTTTGGCTGATGTCTTTTTTACAGGCTTTGCCTTTTGCTTTTTAACAGGGGTTTCTTGAGCTACCAATGTCGGAACTTCCTCAATAGTAAGAGGAAATCTTTTTACTGATATTTCGTTTGTAACTACACCTTCTTTTGAAGAAAAAAGGTTTTTAATGAATGTAAACAGTCCCATTTTGTTTTTTTTAATTAACTATTTGTTTTTGATTATAAATATATAAAATTTTTTAATTAATCTTCTCCGTACAAAGAAAATCTACGTGTCGGTATTTCCACTTGGGCTTCATGTACAGTTTCTACAGTACCCTTACGGGCATCTAAATAGAATTGTGTTTCACCTGCTTGCTGGTACCAACCCTCAAGTGCGTCCGTTAGAGAGTTGAAGATTTGTCCACCATATTTCTGGTCGACAAATCGCCATCTATCTCCTGGTGGTACACGCATTAGTACCACCATCTTTTCTTCTCTCATTTGAGTTTCCATATTAGAATACTTCTATGATTTTTGTTTCAGAAACTTTAATTACTTCGTACTCCAGCTGGACTGCATCCTTAACAAATTTATTTACTAATTTTGCTTCTGCTTCGGTACAAGATAGTGCATCTACTAAATATTGTTCCTTTTGTTTTTTGATTTTACCTTTTGCGTCTTCTACTTCGACTGCTACCGTAACTGCGTAATACTTTGCCATAACTTTTGTTTTTATTTTAATTTTAATTAATTACATTCTCATATTCATCTGATTCGGCTGCTTTTCTTCTTCCGATTCTTTTCCAACAACACATTCGGTTGTAAGAAGAAGTCCGGCAATAGATGCTGCGTTTTGAAGTGCCAAACGGGTTACCTTAGTTGGGTCAATGATACCATTTTCAACCAAGTCACCAAAAGTTTCAGTACGGGCATCATACCCATAATTACCGGTTCCAATTTTAACTGCGTTGATAACTACTTCTGCTTGTCCACCACCATTTTGAATAATCGTTCTTAGCGGCGATTCACATGCTTTACGAACAATATCCAAACCAATATTGAAATCGGTGTTATGTTCAGCTGTTTTATTTAGTGCTGTACCTACAACTTCCAATCCGATTCGATTTTGTACTCTCAATAGTGCCGTTCCACCACCTGGTACAATACCTTCGGCTACTGCTGCTCTAGTCGCATGTAGTGCATCATCTACTCTATCTTTCTTTTCTTTCAATTCAGTTTCGGTTGTTGCTCCGATGTAGATAATTGCTACACCACCACTTAATTTAGAAAGACGAGTTTGTAATTGCTCTCTTTCATAATCTGATGTAGTTTTGTCAATTTGTGTTTTCATTGCCTCAACACGTGCTGCAATCGCTTCGGTTTTACCACCACCATTAATGATTGTAGTATTATCTTTATCAATATTTACTTTTTCAGCAGTACCCATTTGAGATAGTGTTATATTCTCCAATTTCATACCAAGTTCCTCAGAGATTACTTCTCCACCTGTAAGAACTGCTATATCATTTAGGATTTCTTTTCTGCGGTCACCGAATGCTGGTGCTTTAACTGCACATACTCTTAGTGTACCCCTCATTTTGTTCACTACCAAGCTTGCTAATGCTTCACCCTCTACATCTTCACAAATGATTAGAAGTGCTCTTCCTGTTTGTGCAACTTGCTCAAGGAGCGGAAGTATATCTTTCATTGCTGAAATCCTCTTATCGTAAAGAAGAATGTAAGGCGATTCCAATTCGGCCTCCATAGATTCCTGATTGGTTACGAAGTAAGGTGATAAATATCCCTTATCAATTTGCATACCTTCCACAACCTTCACAGAAGTTTCAGTTCCCTTTGCTTCTTCAACGGTAATGATTCCATCCTTTCCGATTTTTTCCATAGCGGATGCAATCATTGAACCGATTTCAGTATCGTTGTTTGCTGATACCGTTGCAATCTGTTCAATCTCTTTGTTAGTGGAAACCTTCTTACTAATGTTATGAAGTTCTTCTACAGCGATTTCAACTGCCGCATCAATACCACGTTTGAGGTCCATTGGATTTGCTCCTGCTGCAATATTCTTTAATCCAAGCGTATAAATTTCTTGTGCTAAAACAGTTGCCGTAGTTGTACCATCGCCGGCCTCATCTGCTGTTTTTGATGCTACTTCTTTTACAAGTTGTGCACCAATGTTTTCAATAGGGTCTTCTAATTGGATTTCTTTTGCTACTGATACACCATCTTTTGTAACATGTGGTGCACCATGCTCTTTTTGTAGAATTACATTTCTACCTTTAGGTCCGAGTGTGACCTTTACAGCATTTGCTAGTTTGTCTACTCCAGTTTTGAGACTTGTTCTTGCCTCAACATCAAATTTAATAACCTTTGCCATAACTTTTATTTGTTTTTATTTTTTGTTTAAATTAAATATAAGAATAATTTTTGAATTTACCAAATGAAATAGGGAGAATTTAATCTCCCATTTTCACTATTTTGCTTTGCCTTCTTCAACAGATGCTTTTCGATAATCACCAATCAATTTTTTAAGGTCATTGATTAGAGTTCTTGCATTCTTTTGAGAAACCTTTGTTGTTTTGCCATGTTCAGTTTCAAAATAACTCCATAGTTCTTTCATCTTTGAGAATAACTCTTCTTTTCTACTTTCCATTTTTTTGTTTTGTTTTGTTATTAAATATGTGGTTATCTACCACGTTTTTGATATAATTCCCATTCTTTTAGGATGTGTGCTTTGTACGAATATTCAACTGAAACCGGTCCGTTTGGAAATTTCTTTAGGTCGTATTTCCATATAGATTTGGATTCCTCATCTTCAAATATCCTTTCAAATTTGGTTGGCTTCTCCGGCTTCTGGGTTTGTGTACTCATTTTCATTTTCGTCAGTTGGTTCATCAGCGATACCATGCTCTTCATACCAATGCTTCACATTTCGGTCTCCAACTATAAGGAAGAAGCAATTGTAACACAAAGGTCTTATGTTATCTAATTTTCTATTATTTAAATTACCATCTAAAAAATCTATTAGCAAAGGCATCTTTCCATCGGTTATTCTTTCCTCACCAAATCCACAACTACCACATACCTTCGGTACATATCCACTATCAAATAATTTGTTTTTGAATTTATGTAACGGGTATTTTAAATGCTTACCATCTATTAAATCTTCTATATGATACTTTGTATTTCTTATTCCAACCTTCCTTTCAATACCAATACCTGATGGGTTTTTTAAGTCCTCAAATATCCCATAAAGCTTTGCATACTTTTTGTAAGTGTTATAAGATATACCCAAAGTTCTAGCAGCTGACAATGCTGATTTTGATTTCTCTTGTGCTGCTCTGATTTGCGATTCTAATATTGGTCTTGCTCCCAATCCACGCTTGGTAATTCGGTTTTCCAGATTTGGAAAAAATCCTTCGGTTTGTTCTTCCATACTAATAACTGTTTATCTTATTAGATATAAGTATATCAAATCTTATTTTTTCTTCAATTTATAGATATAAATGTTTTTCGGAAGCGTTTCTAATACTTTAACATTCGGGTCCTTCTCCTTATATCTACGATTGATTTCAACACCATAAGGTCGGTCTAACATAGATAGTGTCCTGATGTGAAACCTCTTACCGTCAACTTCCAAAGTCTTACCTGCTCCGGTCACTCCGAGATATTCAAAGTTGGATGCTCTATATATAACCCCACTATGCCCTTGCTCCATATCTGCATAGGATAAGATAAATTCCCAATCGGTATTACCTTTCAACCATTTGATTGTCCGTGATACAAAGAACGATTCTGCGTTTTTAGGCGTTTCATCTATTAAACACAATCTACGCAATTCTAAAACTTTATCAGGCGCCTCAGGGTAATAACTCTGCCCCGCCGAAGGTCCTGCTGGTCGTGTGTAAATACAAACACCTACCATTTCCGGTATTCCAAAGTTGCCTTCTCTAAAAAGACAGAATGTATGTTTTGATTGGATGTTGACATAATCAGAGTAATGCCATCTCTTTAGAAACTTTCTAACCGAATGATTAAAAGTAGTTTCTTGTACCCAATAACCTTGTAATGCCATATCCTACAATATACGAATAAAATCCGAATATTCCAAATTAGATAAGAATTTTAATGAGCTTCTTAAATGTTTCATCTACGTTATTAGTCGTGTCCAATTCAATAAAGAATTGTTCAGGTTGTTGATAATATTCAAGTTTATCTTTCAATTTTCTATTATGACAATATATTTCTTTTATTTTGTATTTTTTTTTGTATTTCTCACGGATTTCTCTGAATGGAGAAGTGGTTGATATTATTACATCATGTTCAGTTGAATTTGCAAATGAACCGATTGTTGCGCAAATATTTTGAATTTGATTATGCTCATCGGTAGTATCTATATCAATATCGTATATATCTCTAATTTGTTCTTCGTCTATATGAAATACTGATTTTCTCCAATTTGCTTTATCAGTTTGTAACCAGAATTGAAGTTTCTTTGCTAATGTTGTTTTTCCACTACCTGGCTGTCCTATGAACCAGTAGATATAATATTCTTTCATAACTTTTTATATAACTATCTATTTTGTTCTTTTATTAGAAGTTCTCCTAAAACCTCAATTTTACCAACTAACTCCTGAAATTCTATTTGTTCAATGTTCATTCCCTCATTAGTTTGTGTATATAATTTTTCAAGTAATTCTTTGTATTCAGCTTTTGCTTGCTCAAATTCAAGATTACCCTCTTTTGCTTTTTGGTAGTATGGTAGTTTAACTACAAAATGATGATGTGTAAGTATTGCCAATCCACCTTTCTCTTTTGCGTCATTTGATATTTTTTTGGCTCCTTCCATTCTTTTACCAGCAAAATCTAAAAACCCACTATCCTTAATCTTTTGCTCAAATATTCCTATTAACTCTTTTAATTTAATCATTTTTTTTGATTTTACCAAATGGTATTATTGATTTGAGTGAATTTATATCTTCTTTAATTGCCTTTTTTGTATGGTCGTATTTTTCCTTTGGTGGTTTTGGTACATCGTGTTTTACTTGCTGAACTTTTATTTTAATATTAGGATATTTTTTCTTTAGTCCACCAACTGCTGCTACATTCTTGTGTGAATCATCAATAAAGAATACATCATCATATCCCTTTTTTATTTTGTCTTCAATCCAATCTGCTTTCTTTTGTGGGTCGGCATCTGCCAATGCTACAACGTATATCCCATTCAATCCTATATCACTTAGATAATCTTTTATAGGTTGATATGCTGCTCTTGCTGTAAGTATAACAACCTTCCTTTCCCCCTCTGAACGAACTATGGTTTTAAGAAGTTTAGTTACACCTTTAATTTGTTGTGGTTGGTTTACTTTTTGGAAATCGGAGAAATCGAATTGATCGCCTGGCTTTGCCTCATATACAGCATATTCACCAGGGGTTAATTTCGATTCCTTACCATCTTTATGCTTTATATATATAAATGATGTTGTTTTTACAATCGTATCATCAAAATCAAACACACGGAGTTTTTTACCTGCAGGTAATTCTGCTTCATGCATTGGTTTGAAAGCGGATAGAGCGGGGTTTCCATAAACCTTTCCGAACTCTACCTTAAATCCATTCCAAAGCGCTTCAGTTGCTTTTGTAAATTCGTTTAATAACTTCATTAGTTGTTTTCTTTTTCGGCTATATCTTTAATTCTTATTTGTATCTTCGGCATGTAATCCGATGGTAATTCACTTCTAATACCTCTAAACCCTTCAACCCTATCACCAAAATAATGTAGTGTGAATATTTTTTGAGTGAGATTAAGTTGCATTTGAGATGTGGTCTTCATCTTATCAGTATCTCTACTCATATTATTTAGATTATCATGATTATAACGATTTGTTCTTAATGACAATAATTCATCTTCCCATTTTTTAATTCCGGACACTGCTGAACGGGCACTTGCTCTACGAACTACTGAACTTTTGTAATCAGGTCCTTCGGTATATCCGGCATCCGGGTGAGCAAGTCCGTGATTCGTTCTTACATATGTTTTATTCGGGTCTTGTAGTTTAATAACAGGGGTATGCTTTGATGTCATTTCAATCGTTATCAGATGGTTTGGGTCTGCTATAAATGTATGCCCTTTAACTCCACCATTTGTTAGGATTGCTGCTTTAAGTGCATCCTTTATACTTCTTTGGCCCAATGCAGTTCTTATACGAATACCATCTTTTGATTTCTTACCCGTCTTACTTACTATACTTTTTTCCTTTTCATCATACCCAACAAGTAGAGATGTGTTTACTATTCCAATTCCCAACTCATTCATACCCTCACTCCAGTCGGTTGTTATATCATGTAGATAAACTACCTCAATACCATTAATAAGTGTGTGTACTACTTCTATTTCCGGCTTGTATGCTCTGTCCCTATTTTTGGCAAGAACTAGGTCATTACCAAATTTCTTAGAAACAATTATACATTCCTTTAAGAGATTACTCATGGATTTGTTTTCTTTTTGCTGTATTGTATCTCTAATTTATGATTTTCTTCGGTAAGAAACTCAACTCTTGTACGAAGTTCTGCAACCTCTTTAGTGAGTTCTAATATGAGTTTACGAAGGTCATCCTTTTCTCTGGCGCTTTCTTCTAACAGTGCTTCTAATTTGGAGATTCTATCACGACAATCATGTCTGATAAACTCTTCATCTTTTTCTTTTTTTAGTGCACGTTTTTCATAGTATCTCCATGCGGAAGTACCACCAAATACAGTTAGGGCTGTAATTACTACGGTGTAGATGTTCTCCATTAGGTTACTTTTTTTCTTTATTGTTTAGAGTATGATAACCTGTATTAGCTTGATTTATAAAATTTTGTGACTGTGATATGTGGTCTTGAATCCAACCTGGTAAATTCATTTCTTCTGTTCCAATTTTACCTTTAAGTTCGGTCGCATTTTTTATGATGTCATCTAATTGACCCATGGCCATACCTACTTCGTGGTCGCCGGTTTCTTCTGAAATTGGTTGTCTTTTTTCTAAAATACTTTTAAGTAGTTCACTTAATTTGTTATATACTTGCTCACCTTCATCCTTTCCAAGTCTATAAGCTCCTCCTACTTTTTCGTATACTTTTATTTTAGATTCCATCGGAATATCTCTTTCCGAGATTTTTTGCCAAGCTTTAGGGTTTGTAAGTTCTAATTTCATATTTTTAAAGTGTTATACCTTTATAAATATTAGAAATTTATCTATTGATAAGATTTTTATTTATAAATTTATTTATCTCAGTATTCATTAGCTCCCAAGATTTATCTCTAGATTCATCTTTTTTAAAAATATGATTAATTTTACCTTCAAAACTTGGTATTCTATTAATCATATCTTCTGTTATGTATATTCCATTTAAAGCATATTGCTCTATATTATGTCCACCTTGCTTTGCAGCTTGGCTTGCAAACATAGCAAATGTATCTTCCGAACCATACCCGCCAAATGATTCAGGTATACCAATAAATTTCCAAAATTCTTTTGAATACAATGTATGCATACCGCATCCAAATTTAAAAGATGGAATTTCCATTACCTCTACTTCATTTATAGGTTGATTATAAGTTTGCTCTATTGTGTGCATATTATAGTAACCAAATTCTTTTTGTATATAATCGCTATGTACCAATATATCCCAAGTATTATCCCAGAGTCTAACTAATTGTGGTATCAATATGTACTTACCATTCAGCTGATACGAACCCTCTAATTGATATTTTAATAGCATTTCTGGAAAAGCTATATCGGTATCTACAAAAATAAATTGGTCGTAATCCAATTCAATACTTTCTCTTTTTTGTTGAGTAGTGCCCATCAATGATGTATCGTAAACTATTTCATTTATATTAGTTATACCATCAAAAAGTCCATTAAATATATTAACAAAGTATTCCGGCTCTAATTCACTGGTTTCCCAATCCGTAATTAGCGGGTTTAGGTTTAATGATGCTTTTATTGTAACATTATCCGTTTTATGCAAATATGCTAATGATTTGCGGTATTGCCTCATAAACCTTTCAAACATTTCTATTTCCTTCGGAAGAACGTGTATGCAAACTAATGTAGATTTCATATTATGCCATTGTATTTAAAAATATCAACTATTTGATTTTTTACATTTCCAACGTAGTCTTTATATTTAAGAGCTCTTTGGTAATTTTCTTCAATTATATCCGATAAAGAATCGTAGTATTCAGGTGTAAGTTCATTTATAACTTTTACCATTTCATCTGCATTTTTTACTTGCAGTATTCCTTCTTTATTATAAAAATCGCCTATATTAGAGCAACCATAATATATTGGTATTGTTTTATTAAGAATACAATCTGTAATCTTTTCACTAAAATAATTTTCTCTGGAAGTATTTTCTATACACATTGCGTATTGATATGGTCTAAAACTATTTACCTTATCTGCTCTCCATTCTTTAAAGTCTCCTCCACGCTGGCCGATACTATCCCAAAATTGAATTGGTGTTTTTATTTCATTTTGTCTATCAAATAATTCAAATCTATACACATGTCCCTGTAATTTAAGTAGATTGCCTCTTAGGAATGATACTTTAAATTCTTTATCAATTGGAATATAATCGTATGATTCATCTCTCCACCAGCTTTCACCATATAAAGAAAGTATGGAATTTGGTGTATTATTTAATATAAGATTACTCCAAGTTAATATAAAACTAAATGCTTCATAATTTTTTACGGCGAATGTATGATTTCCAAAATATTCATTTGGCTCATTTGCTATGAAAATATTAATAGGCGATAATTGCAGTTCAGTTTGGTTTGGTTGGTAATCATAAAAAAGACTAAAGTCTATATGGGTTATATCTTTTAGAGAGTCTTCCCATCTTTCTTTTTCTACAAAGTTAGAAAATATATACATTATATTCTTTTTAATATTGTCAAACCATTATTATTTTCAAATTTTTCATGTATTATCCAATTTGCGTTTTGGTTCAAAAATTCCTCAACAGCTGGCCACAGACCTCTATCGTTTTGAATATCTTCGCCTACATATGCGTATGAAGTTGTATCGTGTAATATAATATATTTTTTTGCTTTATCCGCATGCATTGCTAATTCGGTCTTTAATTGATTGTATCTGTGTAGTGTATCAATAAAAAGTAAATCAGTTTCTTTTATTTCAATTAAAGTAGTATCTCCTACTACAAATTCAAAATCAATATTATTTTCTTTGGCTAAATTTTTCAAATCATTTCTATCAATTCCGTATTGTTCAATAGGAACTATATCAATTGATATTAATTTAGTTGGTTTACCCATTAAAAATGCATATGTTGATACTACAGTTCTAACTCCCATTTCTGTAATATATTCACATTCTTCTGAATATCTTTTTAGTACTGGTAAATGTTCATTAATATCTGATTGCTTATTGCACATTTCTTCGTAAATTTCTTTTAAATTTTTCATTTTATTTTTGTTTAATATAGATGTAATATACATAATTTATTTGAAACTATCAAATTATTTTTTCCAAAAAGAATAAATTCCATTATCTAATTCGTATTCTGGCCAAATAAATCTTTCACGCTTTGGTTGTTGTTGAGCCCATGCCCACATTTCAGTTAAACCTTCTTTTAGTTTTGTATTGTATGAATATCCCAGTATATCAATAGATTTTTGCCAAGTTGGTATTGAATGCTTAACTTCATGTCTACCTTCAAAATATATTTTTGTACCGCCTCCAATTACCTCTATAAGTGTATCGCATGCTTCATTTATGCTTATTTCCTCAATACCTCCTACATTAATGATTTGTTTGGAAGCTTCCGGTAATATGGCTGATTTCCAAAGTGGTTCTAAATTATCATCAATATAGCTAAATGCGCGTGATTGAGTTCCATCGCCAAAAATGGCCATTGGTTCGCCATTCATATGCTGAAACATCCATATACCCAATACATTGCGATACTTGTCCCAAATATTTTGCTTAATACCATATACATTATGAGGTCGGATTATACACCAATCAAGCCCATGCTGCTCTCCAGCGATTTGAATATCCATTTCACATGCATATTTTGCGACACCATATGGGTCTATTGGATTCGGAGTTTGCTTTTCATCAAATAATCCACTCTCACCATGCCCATAAACAGCAAGTGTTGATGCGAATACCAATCTATGAACATTATGACGAATGCATTCATTGACAATATTAGATGTAGCTACAAGGTTATTTTGATAGTTATATTGACGTATGAATGGTGAAAGCCCTTCGGCCGCATAAGCTGCGAAATGAAATACATAATCTGGTTTTTCAATTTCAAAAATATCTTTTAGTGTGGAACTCTTTACATCCAACATATAAAATTTAACTTTTGGATTTATATTTGCATCATATCCGCCACTTAAATCATCTATTCCTATTACATCGTATTCTGGTTGGTTTTCAATAATCCAATCAGAAAGTCTACTGCCAATTAACCCAGCTACGCCGGTTATTAATACTTTTTTCTTTTTCATTTTTTAATTTGTAATTATAAGATTTGGAAAATATTTAATGAAAAAATCATTTTCATTATTCCTTTTATTTTTTATTCTTTCTTTTATTTCTTTATAAAAATTCCAGGCAAGCGGTATGAATACTATTTTTGTATTTGAATCAAATTCTTTTAATTTATCGGAAGAATATATTGGTATGTTCATACCTGGTGTATATAAACCCTGTTTTAGAGGATTATCATCTATTATTAAATCCAATTCAATTTTAGCAAAGTTTATCAATGTATTTCCCTTTGCAGCTGCTCCATATCCTATTAATGTATATCCATCATTTTTAAACTCTAATAATCTTTGCTTTAGTAAGAAAGCTGCGTTATAGCATTTCATTGAATATTCAGGATATGTAAGAATATTATAAAGGCCTTTTGCTTTTTCATTTTCATATTCAACATTGAAATTATCAGATATTTCTTTTTTATGTGAAATAACGAATACATAACTAGTACCATGAATATCTGTCTTTTTTACATCAACCAAATTCAATCCGGCTCTTTTAACTAAAGTCATCATTGAATTGATATTAAAAAAAGATAAGTGTTCGTGATATATCGTATCAAATTCATTATTCATTACCATATTTGCTTGAGAAGTTTGTATAAACAACTTACCATCGGTAGCTAATATCTCCGAACATGCTTTTAGAAAATCATATGTAAATCTAGTATGAGCGAAAACATTTTGTGCTGTAATAATATCAAATTTAGTATCTTCAAACTTTTTTATTGTTGCCGTATTAAAGTAATCGCAAATTATATTGTGGCCCTTTGCTGCAGCATCAGTATATAAATTTTCAGCAGGATCTATTCCATAGGTTTTCAATCCCAATTGCTTATATGAATCCAATTGAGTTGCATCGTTACAAGCAATATCAAGAACTTTTTTTGCATTTGGAACTTGCTCAAATGTTGTTTTTGCAAAGAAATCAAAATAATCTTTTAAAGTTTTTGCAGTACCACTCACATACAAATAATTTTTAAACATTAAATCAGGATTCACTGTATGGCTTAATTGTAGATGATAGCAATTAGTACATAAATTAAGTTTTAATGGATATTCATCTAGCGTAATTCCGCTGTGGTAATCATTTGCCAATGGTTGCTCTCCTAAATCAATAATAGTTCTTAAATTCTTTGATTCACCGCATGCCAAACATTCATTGTTGGCTATAAATTTTTTTGAAAATTCGTTAAACATATTCTATTTTGTAACTTTTTTAAATGTTTCTATATTATAAAATATTGGGTTATTAAAATTATAACCCTCAATATCAATATTATGCAATATATCATTTAATGAATCTGTGATTGTGTATGTGGGTTTATAGTTTAATTCTTTTTCTATTTTAGTAGTTGATACTTTGTAATTTCTAATATCTTCTATATTGTTAATTATTAATTCATTATCAAATCCCAAAAGAGTTAAATGGTTGTGTATTTTTTTTCCTAATTCACCAATAGTTAAATTAATACCAGCTAAATTATATATTCCAGATATGTCCAAATCTGCGGATATTGCTTTTTCATATCCCTGAACCACATCACGTATATCAATAAGTGGTCTCCATAAATCGGGATTATTTACTACTATTTTTTTAGAAACAATTGCATCTTTTAGCATAGTATTAACCACTAAATCATATCGCATTTTAGGCGACCAACCACATATAGTTCCTTTTCTTAAGATTATTGGCCGGAAGTTTTCATCTTCTAATGCCATTACTCCACATTCTGATTGTAATTTAGATATGCCATATGGATAATTTGGATGTATTTTACTGGCTTCATCTAATATTTCATTTTTAGTATATCCATACACACTACAAGAGCTAGCATGGACAAATCTTTTGACTCCCGCTTGTTTGGATATGTATGCAATATATGCCGGAGCGGCTGCATTTTCTATAAAATTAAGATCGGACCTAAACATGGCCATCGGGTCATTTGCTAATCCGGCAAGAAAAACAATAACATCAAACCCAACCAAATCATTAGATGTTAATTTCCATAAATCTTGTTTTATTTTTGAAATGTTAGGATAAAGAAAATCACCAAACCAAAATTTATCTAATACATAGACATCATTGCCATTTTGAGATAAATGGTTGGATAATCTACTTCCTACATATCCAGCGCCGCCAATTAATAGTATTTTTTTCATTATTTGCGTATGTACTTATTAAATTTTTCAATATTTTGCTGAACATATATAGGTAAATGTTCAATAGTTTCTATGGAGTGTAAAAATTCCGAAGATCTACCAAAGGGGTCTTCTAATTTTTCTATTCTTATATTGAAATCCTCTTCCGTCATATGATTAAAATAATCATGTCCAAAATTATTAATTTTTATTTTTTGATTTTTCCCATCACCCAATGAACTAAAATGCCAACCGCCGGTTACTGCAGTTGCTTCCTTTCTGGCATGCAACCCATTACCCACACATCCGTTGTATATATTATTTTTGTTAAGAAAAGAATATTTAGTAATGTAAGTTCCAGGCCAGTATTCTTTATCATAATCATTAATAAATCTAGTATTTAAATAATAATAATAAAGCTTCATAAAAATACATATTGGATATTGCTGATTATCATTTATAATGTTCTTTAGGATATGTTTTTCTGGTATTTCATCTAAAGCGCCAACCATAATAATATCATCATTGTCAACATCACTCAATCCGTTGATAATATAATTCCAGCAATTTTCTTCGTTGGCTCTTATATTATCATTAAACATATTTTCTGGTACTTCCAATCTAATAATCTTATCATTAAATTTTTTAAATCTATCCAAGTTATTTAAGTAATTGCAAGGTTTTTGATTATTCTGAAAGGAGCGGGTTGATTCAACTAATACAAAATAATCAACAACATCATCAAGTTCATTTAATCGGATTTCTAATAAATCCAATTCATTAAAAAATGTAAAGCAATCGTAAATTTTCATAATTAATTCATTAAAACATTTATAAGATTTTTATCACCATGAAACCCAAAAGTAGAAGTTATATCATCTGCTGCATCTTTTGAAAATAAGTCGGCGGTTTCTACCGGAGCATATTTAATTCCCTTATCAATAAAATAATCAAAATAATCATTTGATACAAAAACATCTTCGGGGCCGTTACACTCATACGGACAATTAGCGGTTTCTATTAAAAACTTTTTGGATCTAAAACTAAATCCACCATTGCCAACTCTATTTAATCCATGCACGCCCTTTCTATCTACAACTTCAGGATTGATTCCACCTATTTGCCAAGGGCAATTTATAAAGTCAAAAGCATGTCCTATATAATCGTATTTTAAAAATTGGTTACTCCATAGATACGAATTTAAAATAAATCCGTCTGTTTGTATTAATACACAATAATCCGTATTAACATATTCGTTAAGTCTTTTTAATATAAATTGATTATACTCAATCCAAGTTAGTTTATCTATTTTATGATATGTTATACCTTCATAATAACAATTTGGCTTTTCAGGAGCTATTAAAATAATTTCTCCAAAGTTAATATTTCTAGAGCTAATTTGTAGTGCCTTTACTGCTTTATTAATACTATTAACATTATCAACTCCCTCTAAACAAATTAATGTAACATTTTTCAATTCCATATATTAAGATTTAGGTGTTAATATTATATATCCTTCATCATTATAAACCTTATTAATCCGATGTGATTCTGAAAAACTATCATATATAAAGTCAATACCATTTCCACCTAAAACATTTCTTTCGGCCCAATTACCATTACTAAATGGTCCGTCTTCGTATATTCTTAAATCATCTATGAAAATTAAATCACGACACCCACTTCTCATTTCCTCTATTAACTTAATCTCGTGTTCTAAGGGAATCCGAATATCATCACGCTTTTCAGTACCATACCCACTTAAATTTGAGTCTGCGCCTGGAAAATGTGCATCCAACCAAAACAAAATGTTTTCATCTTTTGATATATTTTGAATCATTTTTTTAAGTCCTTCGATTGAATTATCATTATATAAATGAACTCTATGTGAGTTTTCTTTAAATCGCTCCACACATCTATTATAGATAACATCATGTATCTCTACAGAGTTATACGATTCTAACTGATATGTAATCAATGCTGCAAGTGTATCTCCTTCCCCTGTTCCTGTCTCAACAAAGTGTTTAATATTGTAATTACTAATGTAGTAATCCAAATCAAATGTAAATAGTCTTCCCATTTTTTATTTTAAAAGTTTTATAAATATATTATTATATTTCTCATTTATTGATTCTATGTCCATTGGAATATTTTCTCCAATAAATTCTTTCCAATTATCATTTGGCATATATTTTTCATTTACATACCAATCTTCAAAAATAATATCCCCATGCATAACATCGCTAATAACTCTAGTATAACCATATGATTCTAAAATTTGTCTAGACTTTATTCTTTCTTCTTTTCCTCCTGATGAAAAATCGTGTTCATAAGTTATGACCGAAAATGAATATTTATTAAAGTCAATTTTATTTAAAACCTTAAATGTATTGTGAGGCGGGTCTATATCTAATTGTAAATAATCTATATGAGTTGGTAATCCACATTCTTCAAAAATGTAATTATAATCCAATTCAGTTGCATCTGCTAATACACATTGATTTTTTCTAACATTATTAAATTCATTTGCAAATGAGTAATCATTATCAAACGAAACACCTTGCCAATTAAATTCCGATTCTAAAAGATATGTATTATTATCTTTTATTGGCCATGCACTTCCCACTTCAACGTATATTCCATCCACTTTTTTATCCAAAACACATAAAACAAATAGGTCTTGATTTTCTCTAGAGTTTGATTTGTATTTTATCATAATTAAATTTTTTCAGCTGTCACCATAAATGCGTTATTTAAATCTACTGCTGATTGGAATACATTTTTATATCCATTCTCCTTCATATAATCGGATATAATATTTGGTGTAAAGATATTTTTATGTTTTCTATTATTCCAGGGTTTCCAATATTCTTGTGAATAATCCGGTAAGTATAAAAATAATACTCCACCTTGTTTTAATTTTGATGACCAGTAATCCAATACATCAACCCAATCATATAAATGCTCCAAGCAATGCGAACTAAATATATAATCTAAATTTTCATATGGAAAGTTTAATGCATCGTAATCATTTAAAGCAGGGTCTACTAAATGTGCTCCAGGAAATGCCCATTCAGGTTTCATACAACCAACATCTACACCTTCGCCTTTACAAAAATGCTTTGCATATGGTATAGCGAATTGTGCTGCGTTTCCTTCTGATTGGAATTTCGGATAAGTTTTGTCTTTGTATAATATTGTTTCTATCATATTTTTTATTTTATGGCGTAGCTACTCCTCTTTTGTTTACAACTATTGCTGATAATTTATTTGCGAATTTTATTGATGTTTCCATATTTCCCGTTTCAAAATATTTTAAAATAAAGGATGCTACAAATGTATCTCCTGCACCACTAACATCTATAGTCTCTGCAGGTGATGGGCTTTTATAAATCGTATCATTAATCATTGCCCCATCGCTACCCAATGTAACTATTATATTTTTTTTAGATTTTAAATGTGAATTACTAATATACTCATTTTTATTCAATTTAACAAATGTATATTTAGAAATAACATCATCTGATAATATTTTTTTAGAATCAAGTATTGAAATTTTTGATAATTCTCCTATGTACTTTATATCTTCCAATGATAAAAATCCTTTATTATAATCGCTAACAATCACTATATCGGATTCTTTTATTTTAGTATCATCTATGTTTGCTATTTGCTCACAAACAGATAGTTCACCATCATCAACTCGTATAAACATATGATTACTTTTCTTTTCAACATATCTTGTTTTTGTAATTATATTTGATTGATTCCAATTTGTTATATGTACGTTTTGGTTGATATATTTTACATTTTCTGCAACATTGCCAGCCATTCCCAAATTCTCAACAATTTCTATTGGCTTTAATACAGGAACCGGTGCCTCCGGAGATAATCTATCTATGTGGCAGTACACAAACCTATCCATACAAACCTCTCCAATAATCAACACTTTTATCATACTATTTCATTGTTATTATGGTCAAAATATTTCCAATTTGTTTTAAACAAATCTTTAATTTGTTGGTATGTATATATGCCGTTTCTCAGATAGCAATAGTAAAACTCCGATTGCATATCCAATTTTTCAATCATATATTGAATACACGTATCAATTGTAACTATACCACTAGCCTTTTCTATAACTTTGGCCCAATCAAAAACATTATACCCATCTATATAATCCATATTTACAACTTTCATATCGGATGTATCTACATCTATTGGAAATTTAATGGTTCTAGGTGGCGTTACAAAATTTTGATTAATGAAAATGTATTGTTCATCATCTTTTAGATTTAAAACATCATAGTATAATTCATTTTCTTTTTCAACATTTCTATTCCAATTAAAATATTCAGACCAGTTAGATACCTCATTTGAGGCGTTTGTTATTTGATATTTACTTGGCATAACCAATCCACCAATTATATTTGTACTTTTATGTATTGGTAAAAATACAAATTCCTCTGTATGTATTACGTCTACATTAGCATCATTATAATATTCTTTTTTAGGAAAATCTCCTTTCCAATCATAAAATTCTATATCAGTAATTTGATTTAGCATTTCAATAATATCTGCTACTACTGGCCAAATTATTCTATATCCTAATTTCTGATAATATCTGGCAATTCCTATTGAAAAAAATACATCACCAATGCCAGCTGGCTGATATATTAAACATATTTTATTATTTTCTTTTTCCATAATTTAATATATTAGTTGTTGATTTATCTTTTAATCTTTCAAAATAAATTACTTGCTTTACATACTCTGATCCTATAATCTCTTTATCTTTATAATCGCTACCCACTATCATATAATCTGGACTCCAATCTTTTATTAATTCAAACATTTCTTGTCTACTACTGAATGTTTTTACATCATTAACTGATTTCAGTGCCATTAACATTACCACTCTATCTTCGGTATTATTAAATGGTCTATCCTGCCCTTTAAGCTCCTTAACACGTTCATCTGTATCAATGCCAACTCTTAATTGCCCTAATGATGCTGCGTATTCTAATAGCTTAATATGTCCAATATGCAACACATCAAATGTGCCATTAACCCAAACTCTACGCATTTTGTCTAACTTGCTTTTCAATCCATTCAAAAGTTTTAGAAACACCTTCTTTAAGTGGTTGCGATGGTTCCCAATTCATTTTTTCTTTGTAAAGCCGATTATCAGAGTTTCTTCCTCTAACACCAACAGGACACTTAAAGAAGTACTTATCAATAAACTCTTGTCCATCTATATTTTTGATTGATATTGATTTTTCCGAGGAATTAATTGCCATCTCTGCAAGTTGGTTGATTGTAACCATTTCCTCACTGCCTATATTAACCGGGCCTGCAAATTCTTCTTGCCTCATAAAACGTAGCATAGCTTCAACGCATTCATCTATGTAAAGAAATGAACGAGTTTGTTGTCCATCTCCCCATACTTCAATCTCACCACCATTGGGCGTTTCTGCAGCTTTTCTACACATTGCCGCCGGTGCTTTTTCTTTACCACCTTGCCATGTACCATAAGGTCCAAATATGTTATGGAAGCGGGCTATACGAACTTTTAAGTTGTAGTTTCTTTGAAATGCCAAATACAATCTTTCACTAAATAGTTTTTCCCAACCATACTCACTATCAGGGTTTGCAGGATATGCTGAACTCTCTTCGCAGTTTGGATTATTTGGGTCTAACTGATTATGTTCTGGGTACATACATGCTGATGATGAATAGAATATTCTTTTAATTCCTTTTTGAACTGCTTCATGTGCTACATTGAGATTAATCAGTGCCGAATTGTGCATTACATTTGCATCATTATTTCCTGTAAAAATATATCCTGCACCACCCATATCTGCTGCTAATTGATATACTTCATCAAAGGAGTTATCATCACCATTCATATTACTTTGTTGTGGTGCGAACATCGTTCTACTAACAACTTTAGGGTCTCTTAAATCTCCGATAACAAATTCATCGGCTTTTGATGCCAAATATTCCGGTAATTTCAAATCAACTCCACGAACCCAATAACCTTCTTCTTTTAATCTTTTAACGAGGTGCGAACCTATGAATCCGCCTGCTCCTAATACTAGTGCTGTTTTCATTATATAAATTAAATTGTGTTATAATAATTATTTTGGTTTTCTTGCCTTTTTATATCTTTAACGTGCTTTAAGCAATATATTTCATCTACTGGAAATGTTGTATATGCTTCGAACCCTGTGATTCTTTCATGAACTTTACCACTCCAACCTATTTTTTCAGGAGAGTTTTTGTATAATCGAGTTTGATAATCAGGAAAATTTATCCAACCTTGTTCATTAACATTCCAATTCCACTTTTGTTTGTGTTCTTCTGTTAATCCATTTACTACATTTATTCTGGGAATCAAAATTAAATCCTTATCATCATTATCAGTAACTATTGTTTCTATTGATACTATAAGGTTTGAATCTAACATTTCATCCGCATCTATTTGAAATATCCATTCACCTTTACATTGTGAATTTAAAAAGTTTTTCCATTGAGCAAAATCATTATTAAACTCTGATTCTATTAACGTAATTTTATCTGCGTTAGCTTGCAATTCAAGGTATTCTACCAATTCGGGTTGTGCCTTTGGTGTATCTAATAGAACAACTATTTCTGAATTTTCTTCTTTGTAATTTAATAGGTGTGTAAGTAATCGTATGGTTTCTTCAAACTCATTACAGACAGTAACTGCGTAACTTAATTTCATAACTTATTTTATATATTTTTCTGGTTTTACTTGCTCAAGTATTTCTTTTAAATAATCCCATTGTGCGGGTGTGATATTGTAGTGATGGACTCCTTGTACAAATCCACGTAACCATATAACAAATTCAGCTGGTGTCATACCTTATTAATTTCTTTTTTGCGATTTTGTATCTATTCCATGTACAGTTACTGATTTAGGTGTTAATTCGTTTACATCCATAGTCAATTCAACAACTTTTTTAATACCACTTATATTGTAAGTTCTATAGGATTCATCTGAAACCGTTGGTACTTTACTAATAACTTTTTTGTAAATATCTTTTGCATTACCTCTCATTTGTATTTTTTCGGTTTTTTCATTTACAAATTTACCAAAAAATTTTCTCACATTATTTGGGTTTATGTTTGAAATTTTAACAGCATGAATTATATCCTTTGCTTTAGAAGTATACAACACAAATATAATTGGAGCTGTAGTTTCTGAGTATTTATCCGTACTCCCATCGGCTCTAGCATATTCTTTTATTAAATAAAATTTACCACGAACCATTTTTTCTGGTTGTACTAGATTTTTATCATCAATATATTTTGAATATATAGGATTAAAATTACTCATTTACTTTATTTAATTTTGGAAGTTCTATTTTTTTAAGTTTTGGAAGTTCTATTTTTTTAAATTTTGGTTGAACTTTATTATAAATAGAATAGTTCTGCATTAATTTATCAAAAGATTCAGTCATTTTTGAAAGACTGAAATTTTGTTTATTATATGCTGCCAATTTTTGTGCATTGGGTTTATACTTATCATAATTTGCATAAACATCTTTAATTATCTGTAATGCTTTTGTAACACTAACATTAAACCATTGTCCTTCTTTTAATAGAAACTGGTCTGCTGCCGAATCGTGTACGGCTTTTAATTCTCCTTCAAGTAGAATAGCGCCCTCTTTTAAGAAATCTAAATGCCCACTCCAGCCACTTACTATAATCGGCTTTCCTGTCAAACTAAATTCAAGAAGAGGTCTACCAAATCCTTCACCCTTTGTAAAATTCAACATTGCTTTTACTTTAGGATGTTCATAAAGTCCATTCATTTCATACATGGATAAATCTCCATGTAATAAATAAACAGGAACCTTACCATAATCTTCACCCAATGCTTGCTTAATTTTTTTAAAAATATATTCCCTATCTCTAACGCTAAATGCTGCCGATGATGTTTTTAGAACAAGTGCTGGTTTTACTTTTTCATTTTTAAAAGCCATAGCAAATGTCTTAATCATCATTCCAACATTCTTACGGTCTTCTCCTATATCACCACGTAGCCAGTGTCCTACAAATAGGAAAGCAAACTCTTCCTTTACGCCATCCAAACAATCAATAGTTTTTACTGCATCGGTTCCAAATACATCTTCATCAAATCCTTCAAAAAGAACTTCTACTGGTTTGGTTATTCTATGCTGTGCAACGATTTGATTGGTTCTCTTATCTGCCTCATTATATTGAGTTCCAACTAAAGTGTTTTTAGAAAATTCAGATGGAGTAATTATCAAATCCATTTTGTTACAACCATGAATCCAATCAATTGCACATACGGTAGTTTCTATACCTGCTGTGATTCCTATATTGTAATATCCGATTGGTTGAAACTCATTTGGAACTGTTACCTGTACAAATATATCAGGCTGTTCTGTTAATTGATTTACTATATTATCTACAATCCATTTATGAAATGAATTATTATAGTCCAATGCATCCATTGGTGTTACTCCCCATCTTGTACTGATAATTTTGATATTGAACTTGTCCAATTTATATAGAGAGTATAATAGGTCTCTCGCATGATCACCATATCCACTACGTGTTGCTACTGGTGCTTGGAATACTAATGTTGGTTTATTGCTATTCATAATAACTTTTTATAATTTTATTTAACTTCAAATAATTGATACTTTGTACGTGGTTTCCAATTTTCTAAGGCGCCTTCAATTCCATCACTCATTGTTTTACACATATTTTCAAGTGATAATCCGCCTTCTCCTATCATCCATTCACGTCCTTTCAATCCGGCTGCTTCACGTTTTTCTTTACCGGCATCATACCATTCACGAATGAGTGGTGCTACATCCGCATAATCTACTTTATCATCAAAGATATATGGAGTTGGAACCGATCCAGCAGTTGAACGAACTGGCCATAGAACCTTTGCCCATTCACCATATTTAGTTCCTTCATACTTTCTTTTATCATGTAGTGATCCAATCTTTACATAATCTTCTGCTGTAAGATATTTACCATTCATTTCAAATCCACATTGGTCTTGCAATCCACCGGTAACATTTACAATAATTGGTGTACCTGCCATAATACTTTCTGCGGTTGCTAATCCGAATCCTTCATTAGATGCTATGTTAATTGTTACATCTGCCATATTATAAAGGAAGTTAAGCCCTTCTTCACCATACTTTGCTGGTGTGAATATAACTTTTGAATTAGGGCAACAATGTTCAATAGTTGTTGGTAAATCCGTTCCGTTTTCATCTATTGGTGAAGTATGCATTAGTAAACATACTTTATCACGTTTTTCTTCAGGAAGTCCTTTTACAAATTCTTCAAATGCAAGAAGAAGGTCTACTGGTTGTTTACGTCTGATATTTCGGTTATTCCAATATAAAACGAATTCATATTCTTTATTTTCAAATATTGATTTCTTAAAATCTTCAGGAACTGAATCCAATGGTTTGTAAAGTTTTGAATTGATACCATGTGGTACATAACTTACTTGCCAATCTTTTGATTTATTCCAATGCTTTTCTTTATCCCATCCCCAAACACGACGAGTAATTCCGTATGTTTGTTTTGATATACAACCAATCCAATCACAACTTTCATAATAATCACGATTGTATTTTGGATCCGGAAGGTCATCCCAAATGTGATAGAATAATAGAGGAACTGATTGACGAATCTCATGCTCCATATCATATAACCAAATCCAATAACGTGGATCAGTAAAGTGTAGAATTGCATCGGGTCTTTCAATCATTAGAAGTTGACGAATAACATCGGCATCACCATAACCGTTGTAAGGATATAGTTTTACATTTGCATCTTGCACTCCTGTTGTTTTCTTAACCTCATCTGAAAGGTCAAATATTTTTCCTTGGTCTGGATGTTGGATTGCTGCACCTAATTGTACCCAATCATATTTATCAACCGTTCCTAATACAAATTGTTTTGAAACATTAGCGATACCGCTCGCCATTCTGAGGTCATCTGAAAGTAGCAGAATTTTCTTTTTTGCCATAACTTTTAATATAATTATTGTTTATTTTTATTTTTTACCATCGCATAATCCTTTTTCAAAAAATTCACACCATTGGCATAATTTAGAGGGTTTTTTAGGATATGCTATATCAGTCCGATAGTTTCCCTCAGAATCAAATACCGTGTCTACAAACTCCTTAAAACTATTCCAGGCCTTATTCATTGATGGCTTTCCATTGGCAGGAACGTGCTTTGATATTCGTGGAATAACAAAATCCGGATTATCTGCAACCTTCCGTTTTAGAATAATAAATTCTACATCAATAATATCAGGTGATACATTTAGAAATTCCGAATAAAACTTTTTATATAATAGAATTTGTGCATTTTTTGTTGGATCCGATTTTTGATATTTACTCCAACCCTTTGTAGAAGTTTTGAAATCAATAACTCTATATTTTCCATTTGATTTATCTCTAACTACCAAATCAATAAAGCCTATGAAGTTTACATTATCTGAAAGTTTTATATTCAAAGGAAGTTCAATTGCTATCAGTTCATCATATTTTAATGAAAAGAACTTATTGAAGTTTTTTGATTTCTGAAAATACTCCAATATTGTATTCCCATCTTGTAAGAATTCTACTAACTCTTCTTTTGTACATATATCAGTATTGCCTATTTCTCCACCCACTTCTTTTAGGTACATATCCCTCATTTTGTATTTAAGCGTTTCTCTTAAATCCATTAGTTTATCAGCTTGTGATTTTGAAATTCTTAAACACTTATCAAGGTATTCTTGTAAGGTTTCATGCATTGCAGATCCGAATAGAGTATGAATACTTCCACCTCCTGTTTTTAGATTGTCTATATATGCCAACTTATATTGTTGGGGACAACCGCTCCACATACTATATTGTGAAAATGATACTCTAGCCATAACTTTTTTATTTAATTAAATATAACAAAAATAGTTGGATTTACCAACTATATTTTCAATTTTAATTTACTTATTTCTTTTTTTGTAAGCCCATATCTCTCACATATGTATTGTATATTTTCTCTACCTTCTCTACTTGCATATAATACCTCTGCGTAATCGTTTGCTTGTCTTTCCGAACATTCATAATTCTTCTTAATGAGTTCTATTAGGAATTGTTCATATTTTTCTTCACCTTTACCCTTAATATATTTCAGATAATACTTTCCCTTTGGAATTACATTTATATAAAGATCGTACATTTGCTTTGGTTCAAGCGTTTGCGTTAGTGGTAAAAGTGTTGCTACTAACTCAACCCACTCTGGCTTCATTGAGAGAAACCGATTGATCATAAAGTTTGACCAACTCTTAAGGTCTTCTTCCGAAAGTTTATCAAAGTAGTTTGGGTCTTGCTCAGATGTGATCATATTTAGATGATCAAAAAGTTTTTTACCAGTCATTTTATTCAGTTGGTTTATCTTTCATTTCCTCCGGTAATAACTCTTGTAATGCTTTTCCACATTGAGTACAAAGGTATAATTGAATTGGTAATACCGCATCTTTTGCTCCACCTGTTACTAATCTGGATACTTTTTTAAATCTGAATCCCTCCATAAATACTGCATTACCACATTCGCAATTTATATCTCTTGCATCTGATAGTTTTACGTTAAGTGGCATTCCGCCTGGTTGTTGTCCGTCCATTTTGTTTTATTTTATAATGTTTAGAATTTGAATAACTGTGCTCATAAATTGTATCTCTTTATCAACAATAAGAGCATCTTTTGAAAGTCCATCTGCAATAATTAGAATTGTATTTGCCACATTTCCGGATGCATATTCATCAACTTTATCATATAACATTGTGTACATTTCGGAATAATCGTTTAATTTATTATCTGCTACTGCTTGTCTGATTTTAAGGAATAGGTTTCTCTTATCATCTTGCGATTTAAGAAGTTCTACTAACTTTGATTTGAAGTCCGATTCAACCATTATCTTATGGTCTACTTTCAACTCACCCTTTGCCGATTGTAGTTGGCAAGTGTTTAATACTCTACGAATATCTGGGTAATATGAATTGATAATGTCTGCTACATTCTTAATATCAAACTTAATCTTCTCTGCTTCCAATATACGAGTCACCTGAACTGCCACATCCTTTTTAGTTGGTGGAGTTATGGCGAATGATTGACAACGACTTTGTATCGGGTCAATAATCTTCT